AATAACATGTCTCAAGTAGAACTATTACAAAATAATAAGAATGTCAAGAAAGGATCACTTTTCTCTTCGGATGAGTTAAAATACCAGGAGGCTCGCCGTAATAGGAAAGTTCGTAAAATGACCTTTGAAGAAAAATGATTAACCTAGAAGAAAAATTTGGATCTTATATTAATAGCAATAAGGGTTTCAAAATAGATGGTGTCAAGGAAGCAGTCACAGGATATGGTTATCATTGTGATGGTTCGGACATTATTGGGTACTGGGTTAACACAATAAACTATAAACTATACTATAATATGAACGAGCAGTTCTTAAAATTAGAACCCTTAAGGTCACACAGTAAATTAAAATAAAATGAAAAAACTATTGCTCCTTACACCCCTTCTCTTAATGGGGTGTGGACTCGGAATGAATAATGGAGGAGGTGGATCCTTTGGATCTGGGTTCAATCCCACATTTCCTGGTGTAGCAGATGAATACACTTGCGAGACAGCAGGTGAAAATGCAGCAGCATACTATGCTACTGGTGAACACCCTAACTTATCAGATTGTTTATGAAAATATTTTTAGACACCGCAGAAGTAGGTCAGATCATTGATGGGTATAAGACAGGTTTGATTGATGGTGTAACTACTAATCCTACCCTTATACTCAGATCAGGCAGACAGCAGAGCGATGTAATAGAAGAGATCTTTGAAGCATGTCCTAACCTTGAGTCTATATCTGCTGAGGTAGTTGCTAATACTGCTGAAGAGATGGTAGAACAAGCACAACCTTACATTGATCTTAGTAGTAATGTTACGATCAAAGTACCTTGCACACGTGAGGGATTGAAAGCATGCTATGAATTGAGTAACGATGATGTGCTTACTAATGTAACTCTAGTGTTCTCTGTAGCACAAGCAATCCTTGCTGCTAAAGCAGGTGCAACTTATGTTTCACCATTCGTAGGAAGAGTGGATGACAATTCATTTGGTGGTCTTTGTTTGGTAAAAGATATCGCTAATACATATAAGATGCACAGCGTAGAGACACAAATTCTTGCTGCTTCTATTAGAAACGTCAGGGATGTAGGTAGAGCATTTGAGTATGGTGCAAACGTATGTACCTTACCCGTTAAAGTGTTCGACAAGATGTATGATCACATCTTAACAGAGAAAGGTTTAGAACTTTTCGATAAAGATTACGCTGCTGCTTGTAAATCCTAATACAAGTTTATGATCTTTACAATCTATTCCAAACCAGGCTGTCCTTACTGTGAAAAGTTTGTGGCAGTCTGTGAGTTAGAAGACCTTAAACATGTGGTATATAAACTAGATGATGACTTTACGAAGACTCAATTTGAGATGGAGTTTGGTGGTGATGCTAAGTTTCCACAAGTTGTACTAGATATAGGCAGTGAGCGACTTCACTTAGGTGGATGTCGTGATTCTATTGAGTATATGCAAAAAGAGAACATTTGTTGTGTGGTATAAAGCTATGATTGAAATTACAGAAGATGAATGGCAAGCTGATCTTGACAAGTGGCAAGAAAAGGCTGAGAAAGGTGAAGTGGTCTTGATAAAAAAACCAGATGGTGCTAAAATACTTATGGTCCCACAAGATCCAGCAGACTTGTCTGGTCTGTGTGACATTTAACCCTAAAGGAGATACTATTATGTCAGACGTTAGAACACATTTGCTTCGAGCAAAGGAAGAGGTTAGACTAGGCTTGATTGGTGCGTTAGATGGACAGCAGGAAACAGAATTAATTTCAGAACTAGTATCAATCTATACTAGTTTAACTGAAAAGTTGAAGGTAGTGAAGGTAGAGTTTGGTGGGAATGATGATGTAGTGGAGTTTGGTGGTCATCTATATGATGTCCCTACTCAGTATAACTTCAATCTTGAAAGTAATGTTGACTTGAATACAGGTCTATTCAAAGATGATACAATTCAATTTGTTGATACATCTTTAGGTGATGTTGATATTAAGATAGATACATCCAACCATCCAGATTATGTAACCACTACTGGTGGTATTAAATTGAGCACAGATGAAAATCCCTCCTAACGGATACGAAAGTTCATATCCTCTTCCAGATAACTGTATGTTTATGATGCCTTACTTTAGGTATCATGTAGAAGAGTGGCAAGATCGGAAGGAAGAAATTCTTTCCGATCTTTTTTCGTACCATGAAAAAGTATTGAAGACAGACCCTGCTGAGTTGAATGACACATGTCATACAACCTTCTATGAGAAGACAGAGTTCGCAGAATTTAAACCATTCATTGATATACTTGGTCCATATCTACAGAGACTGAGTGCTGAAGCATTGGAAAGGGGTTTCTATAGGAAACCTATTGATAATATTAAAGAGATATGGTTCCAAGTACAGGAACAGTATGAGTTTCATTCAATGCATAATCATGGTCCTGAGGGATGGTCTGCTGTATTCTATGCAGACTATGATCATGGAGTACACGAAGCAACAAAGTTTTATTCAAGTATGTTTACATGTCATGGAGAGATTATGTCATTCCAACCAGGATGTAGTGAAGGTGATTTGATTGTGTTCCCATCACAAGTTTTCCATGAGTCACCAGTCACCAAGAACGAGAAACCTAGAACGATTATATCATTGAACATGACATGACCTAAATACTTCTAGCTTAGAAAAAGTGTCTTCAGGACTAGAAGTATGTCAAAACTCTTAGCGAACCAAATCGCAAATTATAATGATAACGGACCTGTAGAAGCGAAAGAAGGACTGAACCTTCCTACAGGAAAGCCACTCCAATTAAATGGTATTGTTGGTACATCAGGTCAGTACCTGACTACTGATGGTACGTCATTACAATGGACTACCTTACCTACAATCCCTGCTGCACAGATTCAGGTTGATTGGAATGAGGTTGTCTCTAGTGAAGTTGATTATATTAAAAACAAACCATCACTATCGGCAGTTGCACTGAGTGGTAACTACGTAGATCTTATTAACAAACCTAGCATTCCTGCTGATCAGGTACAGTCTGACTGGAACGTAGGTACACCAAGTGATGTAGCATTTATTAAAAACAAACCAGCGTTTGCACCTGTTGCTACTACTGGTGCTTATACAGACTTAACTGGAAAACCTACCATACCAACAACACTAGGTGATTTTGGTATAGGTGCTCAAGATATTAACTTTGGTTCATATAGAATAACATATTCAAATGTGTATTCTACACTGACTGACCTACAAGCAGTTAGTGCTAGTACATATCATGGTATGTTTGCTCATGTTCATTCAACTGGTAGTGGATACTTTGCACATGCTGGAGGATGGGTTGAACTATTAGATGTAAACAAATCTATTAGTAACCTTGCTGACGTATACACAACTGGTGTTACTGATGGTCAGGTATTGAAGTGGGATGCTTCAAACAATAGATGGTCTCCTGCTGATGATGATAACTCTGGTGGAGGAGGTGGAGGTGGATCCAGTACATTTGCAGGTTTAACTGATACACCTGCTAACTTTACTGGTGCTGCTAGTAAAAATGTAGTAGTTAATTCTGCTGGTAATGCTCTTGAGTTTGTTGACTCAGGTACTAGTAGTAATGAAATTCTTCCAGTAGCATACGCTAAAGTTAATCAGGATACTGCTGGCAGTGGTACTGGTATGTCATGGGGTGCATATAGTAGTAGTCAAGGTGATATGGTATTCACATTTGACACGCCTTTATCTGATGCAGACTATTATGTACTAGCAGAAAGAGAACAGTATGATACTCACACTGTAAGTATTCTCAGTAAGACCACTACAGGATTCACTGCAAGATGGTTAGATAATGCAGGAACAGGTGCATTAGCACCTAGTACATTTGGTGGTGTTCTTATAGTATATGCTTCAACACCTACAAGAAGTGTTGGTGCTGGATGGAACGAAGCATTACCTGTTGCAACAGCAGCTGTTCTTGGTGGTGTTAAAGTTGGATCTGGTTTATCAATAACTGGTGCTGGTGTTCTTTCTGCATCTGGTGGTGGAGGAGGTGCTACAGCATTAGATGGACTAACTGATGTTACTATCTCTAATGCACAAGTAAACGAAGTATTAAAATATGATGGATCTGAGTGGACTAACCAAGCAGATGCTACTGGTGGTGGCGGTGCTGGTGTTACTGATGGAGACAAAGGTGACATAGTTGTATCAGCCAGTGGACAAACTTGGTTGATAGATGCTGGTGTTGTTGATACAGATGAATTGGCAGACACAGCAGTTACTGCTGGATCATATGACAATGCATCTATCACAGTAGATGCTAAGGGTAGAGTTACTGCTGCTTCTGCTGGATCTGGATTGATGTCACGAGCAACAGACTCTGTTACATTCAATTCTCTTGCTGCTGGTGCTTCTGTTAATGGTACTCTTGCATTAGGTAAGTCATATAGTTTATTGAAGATTGAAACTAGTCATGCTGCATGGGTAACAATCTATATCGATGCTGGATCTAGGAGTAATGATGCATCAAGAAACATACAGACTGACCCTTTACCAGGTGCAGGTGTAATTGCTGAGATCGTTACGACTGGAGATACAATACAAAATATTACTCCAGCAGTTGTTGGATGGAATAATGATAGTACTCCTGGTACGACTGCTTATTTGAAGGTGGTTAACATGGATGCCAGTACACAGAACTTAGTTGTTACGGCAACTTATATAACTCTAGAGAAGTAATATGGCTACTGATAAAATTTACATAGTCACTCTCAAGAAAAAGGAGGACTTGGAAGGATTCTATGCAGACATGGCATCCGATGGATATAAATTGAGTCTTAAGAGACCTATCAGTAGGAACACACATTACTTTATGGAAGAAGAGGATGCTGTAGAGATTCGAAAAGACTCTAGAGTCATTGCATGTGAAAGACATCCAGAACAATTAGGTATAACGCCTACACCATATGGGGTGATTAATAATGAACCTTATGGAACCTCTGGACAATTTAGAAAGAGTGGTTCGTTTAGTGACCCTAATGATAAGGACTGGGGTAAGTTATCTGTAGCAGGTACTGATGCTCAAAGAAGAAAGGGTACATGGGGAAGTGGATCAGGTACTAATGTAGTTACTGATAGCTATGAGATGTTTAACAATGGTAAGCATGTTGATGTTGTTATTGTTGATCAACCAGTATCACGAGATTGTGCTGAATGGAATAGTCCTAGCACAGGACTGAGTAGGTTTGTAGAATATGAATGGTACAACGAATTAAATACCTACGTTAGTAGTATAGATGATGATGGTCAGACTATACCAACTGGTAGTTATCTTCCTAATTATCCAGATAATAATGCTAACCAATCTTACCATGGTATTCACGTAGCAGGTACTGTTGCTGGACAGTGGTATGGGTGGGCTAATGAAGCAAACATTTATAGTATGGGTATCCTTTCTGGAGGTGGTGGTGCAACCTTTGCAGGTCCAAGTACATTCTTATGCTTTGATTATCTAAGAGCATTCCATAGATATAAAGCAGTCAATCCAGAGACAGGTCATCGTAATCCAACTGTTACTAACCATAGTTGGGGTTATTCTTATAACATGTATGAAAATGGATTTGATGTGCCAGTACAAATTAGTGCTTACACACAGATTAGTTGGAATGGAAACGTATATTCTGCATCAAATCCTAATCCATCTGGTTGGACTATGGCAGGATTAGCTGCTGACTTTGGTGCTGATGATTATCATTATAGTTGGGCTTTGCATTATGCTTCTGTTAATGCAGACGTTGAAGATGCTATTCAAGATGGTGTTGTAGTTATTTCTGCTTCTGGTAACTCTGATTGTTATCATCCTAATCGTCAGGATGCGTATTGGAATAACTGGATCAGGTTGAGCAACAATTACTACATCTATGCATGGAGAGGATCTTCCCCTGCTAGTTTGACTGGTACTGATGAGGTTATCGCTGTTGGTAATTTGGGTAACTCAGATGACTATTCAAAGGCAGGATCATCAAACTATGGTCCAGGTATAACAGTATGGGCTCCTGGTACTAACATTCTTAGTGCTTATAATAATTCTACTGGATACTTAGATGGTAAGTATGGCAGTCCAAACTACTTTAAAGCAATAACTGGTACAAGTATGGCATCTCCACAAGTATGTGGTGTTGCAGCATGTTTGGCGACTAATAAACATAGGTTTACTAACCGTGATGTGATTGGTTTCTTAGAGTATGCAGGTAAGTATGACTATATGACCTTCGACACTGGAGATCAAGGTGGTTACTGGTTCTTAGATGTCAACTCATCTAGTGGAACTGGAAGTGGATATGTTATCAGTGGAACTGATGCTAGTGGTGCTATCAGTGGATCAAATCCAACAATCACTGTTAATGCTGGTGACTGGGTATTCATTTCGCAACCTACTGGTGGAGCATATTTTTATATGACTGCACTTAATACTGGTAGTCCAAATCAATATGGAGGAAACTATTATGATAGAAATAATGGTACTACTTATGGTGTAAACAATCCAACGTTGACAGTTGAGAAGGGTGATATGGTTGAAATCTTTCTTGGTTATACAACGAACGCTAGCTTAGAACCAATTTATATTAAGACTCAATTTACTAATGGAACTGGTTATCAAGTTACTCAAGGTGTAACAGGACAGGGTGCTTCTACAAATGGTGCAAGTGTGTTGTGGGATACAAAGGATGCAAGTACAGGAACATACTATTATTGTTCATCTAATAATTCTAATGTTGGTGGAACGATTGTTGTACAAGCAAAAGGTTCAATATATAATCACCCAATGTACATCAAAACTGTTGCTGGTAGTACAGGCAATTCAAATCTGTGGACAGGTCAGCAAGAGAACAGTGGTATTGTATACAATCAAGGTGAGTCACATGGTCAAGAAAGTGGATCTGGTAAATACATCTACTTTAAAACTCCATGGAGTACAAACAATACAACAATATATTATCAGTGTTCATATCATGGCAGTATGTATGGTGCGATTAATATTGTAGGTAACCAATATATTAATAAACCAGGAGGGTGGGATGACTATAAGCATAGTGGTGACTATCTTGGTTATCCTGACTCACCTAAGAACCTTATGTTAACTTCTATAAATCCTAGAGATATTGATGGATACATTGCAGGATGGAACAAACAAACAAACAAAGGTAAGCGGTGGCATCAACCAGATCACATCGCTGACCTGAGTGGTGTACAAAATTTCCCTAGAGCTAATACATACTTTGGTCCACAAGTTCCATAAATAGATCTACACTTATTAATATCATGGCTACAACAAAGAAACCAGAAGATGTTACGGAAGATAACATCGAAGAAAAGAAGAAAGGATTTTTTGCTAAGGCAAAGGATGCGATTCTTCCCGACCCCGAAGAGCAAGCAGCAATCATCAGTACATTTGTCAGAATTACTGTGCTGGCCTGGTCTGGAGGCATATTAACTTTAAACTATGTCGCCATACCTGGTGTCCCTCAACAGAAAATAGATCCGACTTTTATAGCTTCGGTTTTTACAGGAGTTTTAGCTAGCTTCGGAATTCAGACTGCTTCTAAAAAGAATGACGGTACTATGAAGATGGACAAGAATGGTAACGCTGTTAATGGTAATGGTGGTGGACCTACTCAAACAATTAGAATTGAGCAAGCACCATTAAAAATTATTGCTGTTGATCCTAACAGTAAAGATAAGAAAACTTACGAATTATAATCATGAAATTTAACGATATTGCTAACGCAATCAGTATTATATCAGGAGTAACTCTCGCTGGTATCGTAGGTGTTGGAGCATACGTCTTTATAAACAAAGATGCTATTGTTGATAACA